CGGAAGGCATGATGGGTTTGGTTTCGTTTGCCTAGCTTGCCCAGCCTGCGCTAAGCTCAACCCGTGGCCCGTAAGCCATTGGGGCTTGCCTCCCCGAATCCGTGCTGACCGGCAGAGTCGAACAAGGCCAAGCGATGCCCTGAAGTTGTCAGCTGAGGGTACCGCGTCGCCAATGCCTCCGGGTTGATCTCCGGGGGCCTTGTGCTTTGTGCTTTGATTTCTTAGGGATCCACAACTTCCCACGGCTGGGGCCTAGGGCAAAAGTGCGCCTCCCAGTTGTTCACCTCATGCGCGATCCCTGCCGTCGCCACCAGCGCTTCCTTCGCCTCGGCCAGCGTCACCGGATGCTTCCGCCCCACGCTCAGCTCCCGCATGGCCTGTTCCGTGGTAAGCCCCTGCCCCATCAGTTGTCGCAGCTTTCCGCCTAGCTCGCGCACCTTGCCCGGTGCCGACACGCCGTAGCCGTGTTTCCGCAGCCAATGTGTGCATTCCCCCCTTGCATCCACATAGAACCGCGTTGATAGGCGCCCTTTTTCGGCATCATGCACCCGTGCCGCCTTCAGGAAGCCCACGTCCACGCATGAGTTGATCTGCTCTCGCCCGATGCTTGGGAACAACACCGCCATCTCAGCCTGGCACTTCCACACCAGCCGCTGATTCTCTCGATACAGCCGATCAATCCGCCGCCGTTCGTCAGGGCTCAGCGGTTTCTCCAGCAGCGGCTCTGCCCGTATCCTCTCCTCCTCGAACCCCATCGGAACCAGGAAGGTCAGCTGCTCGCGGCACTTCCTAGCCATTGCTCATGCCCTAGACAGCGCGATTCGACGGACCGTCGAAACCGGCCCCGTCAGGCACAGGCACCCAAACAGGCTCGCCAGGCTGGGAAGCACGTTCAACGCATTGCGGACGCTGGGGGCGCTGCTGGCGTCCTTAAAGTCGAGCGACAGGGCGCCGTTGCCTAGGTTCACCGACTTCAGCGCCTGGTTGCTGATCCCCGGCACCAGCTCGCCCGTCACCTGCGCCACCGTGCTGAACGGGTCGGTGGTGGTGTCGCTCAGCAGCAGATTTGCCAGCTCAAACGTCCCACGCTTCACCTCAGCAGGGATCTCATCGTCCTCGTAGTCCTTCTCCCCGCACTTCGCCTCCTTACGGGGCCAGGCCAGCGCCTGCGGGGTGGTCGTGTCAGTCCTAGTGCCAATCCATTCCAGCTCGTCAAGCCGAGCAGTAGCCGCCAGCAAGGCACGAATCTTGTTGTCGGCCGTTGCGGTGCCCCATGCCGGGGTGGGCAGCACGTCGCCTGCGTAAACATCGCCCTCGGCTACCGTGATGTAGCTGTTAGCAGCAACACCGCCGACAGTGGCATCAATGGCGGTCGGCATCAGTCCTCATCTTCAGCGCCTTCGGAATCTGCATCATCATAAAAGCCTAGGGCCTGAAGCCCCAGTTCCTGAGCCTTGACGGTCAGGATCCCGATCACATCCGTAATAAACAGCCCTTCATAGATCGCGATCTCTATCGCTTCATCAAGGGAAGTGCAGAAGGTTTCAGTTGCCTTCGCGGTTTCGCTCATGGTCAGTCAGGTGCAGATGACTGCCACAGTTTAACCGCCTTGTCGAACGAGATCACGTCCGGCGGGCCGAACCGCTCAAGCTGCCGCCGCCCCCAGTCCGTATCCGGCCATGCCCCGACCAGCCGGCTGCCCAGCGTCTTCCCGAAAATCTCGCGGGCCGTCTCCGGGTTCTCCCGCACCCAGACCTTCGCCGACCGGCGGAAGTTCAGCGCCGCTTCCCCGTCGTCACCCTCGACAATGCGCTCGTTACCGCCCTTGCGCCACTTCCGAGGCACCATGTAGCAGCGGCAATTGAAGTGCGGGTCAATCTTGTTCTGCCCGTCCCAGTAGCTCCCCGGTTCGCCCAGCGTGTAGTCCCTGCCATCCAGCGCCACGCACACCGGGCACACTGCGCTATCCAGCGTCGCCGTCCACTGCATCTTCCCCTCCAGCCATGCCGGGTCGGCCTCAAGCTGATACACCGCCATCTGGTATAAGTCGCCCGTTGCCTGCACTCCGCTGGTGATCGTCGCTGTGATCGTGTTCTCCACCCGACGCACCACCGCGTTGTCATATCGGGCCAGCACCTCACCGGGCTCGACACCGCTGCCCATCCTGATGAACTGCGACAGCCGCTCAGCGGCCTGTGCAGGAATCCCCAGCAGCATCTGATCCACCAGCGGCCTGCCGCCTACCAGCGCCTGCTGGGTTGCTGCCACAGGGCTCGGGATGACGGCATTAGGACGGTTCAGGGTGCCGCCGGCTGCCTCCACCATGTCGCGAGCAAACTGAGTCTGGTCCTGCAGGTAGGGGCCTAGCGTCTCGCGGAACTGCTCCAGCGCCGGCTGGCCCCATTCCTGGCGGATGATCTGCGCGGCTCTGCCTGTGACGGCAGCGATGAGGCGTTCACGATCGGGGCGGAGCTGTAGGACACCAGAATCAGCCACGAGCAGGCGGATCTGTGCCATGACCGGCCGCAACCGCTTTAATGCCTCGCGGATGGCACGATCCTCAACACCCTTCTGCGCTAGGGCATTCCGTAGAAAGACCTCAACGGGGTCCATTTATCTGCCCTGCCCACGGCTCAGCTTACGCCCGTGGCTGGGCCTGCTCCGGCGCCCATTGCCCTGCCTGGTGCGCTTCTCGACAGGGGCGGCCTTCAGGGTGCCGCTTAGTCCAGCCTTGGCTTTGCTCATTAGTATGGACCCAGCAGTGACACCGGCCGTGCTCGACGGATCTCAATTGGAGATGGCGAAAAAAACGCCTGTGTGTCTGAGCCCATAGTGAGATTACAGCAGTTGGCGGCCATCAGCGGAACAACTGGGGTGCCGCTGCCAGCATCGCCTTGTGGTCACGTTGCCTTTGCCTATCCACTGCGGATCGCTTGGACGCCTTCGGCTTTCCGGCCTTCTTGAACATGCTTTTTAACTGCTTCGGGGTGCTGGACAGGTCGAGAACTTTCCCGTAAAGCCGCTGCGCCTTTTGCTTTACTTCAGGGTTTCGGATGTTCGCCGTCCGCTGCGATCTGCGAACAAAGTCAGATTGTTCAAACGCCAACTTTGCCACTTTCGTTTTTGCGGGCGCGGCAGGCTTCGCGGGCTTTAGCCCAGCAGGCTTCGCAATGGTGCCCGCCATCTCACTGCCCTTCATCCTCACCGTATTCCGCTGCACCGAGGCCTTCGCGTACGTGTTCGCCCGCGTCGCAGCACCTCGCTGCGCAGATGACGCACCTTCCGCCCCAGCCTTCGCCCGTGCCCTCGTCAGGCTCGCACGTGCCCGCAGTGTTCCGCCCGTGCTAACCGGCTCAGCACTCTGCGCAGGCTTCACGCGCCCGAGCATCTGCCTCATCCCCGCCATCGCAGCCTGGCGCTCCTCCCGTGCCTTCCCTCGCTTCCCGGCGCCCTCGCTCATCTTCCGTCCCGATAGCCGGCTCCGTGTCCCTCCGGTGCGCATCGGCCCCTTAATCCGCTCGGGGGCTGCCTTCGGCGCCGCTTTGGCAGGTTCCGGCCGCTTCGCCAGCTTCCCCATCACCTTCTGACCCGCCACCGTCCGCGCTGTCCTCCCCCTGATCACGCCATCACCACCACCGCTCGCCGCCTTCATCGTCTGCGTTGCCCGCTTGTTTCCAGCCGCAGTACGCAGCCGTCCGCCCCGTGCCATGGCTCCACCGCCACCCGAGGCGAACCGCCCGCGATTGTCCCTGGTGTACCTACGGGCCATCGCCTCAGCCCCTATCCGAGCGGTAGGCAATCACCCGGCCGCTCGCCAGCGTGATGCCGCTGAACTGACCATCGATGTATGCCCCAGCAGGCAGCGGCACACTGGTAAAGGCGTTAGAGCCTGCCGTCAGCCCCCTCACGCTCGCGGACGCAATCACCGTCGTCGCCAGCGCATACACCCGGCAAAAACTCCCGGTATGCTCCGCCGTGTCGCTGATGTGCTCAAACCCCTGGTCAAATACGTCATTCCTCATCGCGGGTCACCTTCGGTTTGCGGGGGCGTCGTGCCCTAGGTTGCCCATCCTTCTCAGCAGGCTCCACAGACGGCAAAGCCGCCGGAGGTTCCCCCCCAGCGGCTCGCTCCTGTGCCCACCGCCTCACAGCAGTAAGGCTCATCCTCAGCTCCGGTAAAAGATCACCGAAGTGGCCGACGCCACCCGGCCCTTAAACGTCGCGCTCGTGTTCGCTGCCACCGTCGCCAGACCCGTGATCGTCACGCCAGAGGCGCCAGCGGTGAAGGTGATGGCATGGGTGGCACTTGCCAGGTTTACGATGGTCACCTCGAAGGTGGAACCAACGCGGTACTCCTCCAGCGCGGCAATGATCGCCGTCCCGATAGGAGTGGTCACTGCACGACCCGCCGTGGGGGTCATGGTGATGATCGAATGGATCGATTGAGCAGCGGTCAGCGTGGTCGCCTCATCGCCTGCAGCCAGCAGCACCGTGCCATTGAGAGTACGGCGACTAGCGCCCTCCTCACCGTGAAACATTCCAGCCATGGTCAGTTACCTCAGTAGATAGGGCAGGTGTGAACAATCCCAACCAGGGGGATGTTCTTGTTGTCAAAAACCTTAGTCCACGAGGCAGACGCCGCCAGGGTGGCTGCAGTGGGCTCGCCGCTGCCGGTAGTGCCGGCATAGCTGGAGCCGAGGAGGTGCATGCAACAATCCCACTGGACCTTCAGCACGTCCTCACCGCCGCTGGTCAGGATGTCCCGGTCCGACTCGGTGCGGACAGGGGCCTGGAACCCCAGACCGATGGCGCCCGGTTTGGCCAGGTAGCTCATATAGCGGTAGCTGCCTGCGCTACCAGTACGGGGGGCGTTATCGGAGACGATCACCCGTTTGCCGGCGAAGGTCGGAACCAATTTGTCATTGGTCTCGAACTGCCCGGAGCTATCGCCATTGACCGCATTGCTGGCGGTGATGCTACCGGCAGCAATTGTGGAAGCAGTAATGCCAGGAAGCTCACCGGCCCGAACGTAGTTGATCATCTCCCGGATCTTCAGGAACGCGTTCAGGTCCGGGTGAATGATCAGGATGCCATAGGCGTCTTCATCTTCACCCAGCAGCAGATCACCACGAACAACGTGGGAGACGCTGAAATCGGTCTCACCACTGCCGGCGCCATCGATCACCATGCTGCTCATGGCATAGCCAGAGACGGAGGTGCCGGGGATGCCGTAGAGGCCCTGCAGGGTGGCCAGCAGATCGGCCTGCTGACTGTTGGAAACCCAATCGGCAACCTTGGCACCGATGGCGGCCATGGGGTCATTGGCAGCACCGACAGCCAACTTGGCCAGCTCAGATGCGCCCCAGGCATTGGCCCGGTGATGCACGACGCCCTTTTGGATGTTGCTGCCGAGCTTGTTAACTGACAGCATTACATTTTCCTGCGGCACCTGCACAGCGCCGGAAAGGTTGGCGGACCAGTTGGGGATCTGGAAACTATCGCCCTTGGTGATGTTCTGGCTGATCACCGGGTTGGTATCAACCAGGCCGGAGGTGATGAAGCGGGAGCGAAGGGTGGTTTGCTCGGAGATGTACTCCGAGAATGGATTGAGGATCTGAGTATCAGACCGATACACAAAGGCCATGCCTCTGTGAGGGTAGGGAACGGGTGGCCACAGGCCGGGGGTGTTGTGGGCACAGCCCGGGAAGTGCGGCCACAGGCCCTAGCACTTACATAACAGCTAGCACGGTTTGTTGGAATCCGCAACCCCAGCGGATAGCACAAGCGGAGCCGGGGCAAAATAGTGCATCGTCGGATAGCTGCCGCAACTGTCAACGCCAAAGCGTCTCCGAAGCCAGCGCATCAGCAGGCAATAAGGCGCCACGAACGGGACGCAGGGATGTGTGTCGGCAAGCACCCTGATTACCTCGCCCGTCATAGGGTTGCAAGCCGCAACACGCTTTAGCTTTCGTCCGGTCGCATCCTGCGCTTGCACCGATGGCCCGTAGATGGCATAAGCCTCCTCTGGGTAAATCATGCTCATGGCCGTCCCATCCCCGCCTTAGCGGCAGCCAAAAGCTGCTGATACAGCGCCGGGTTCGACTGAAAGATCCGCTCCTGTTCGCCTAGGTTGAAATGCTCCCGCGTGAACGGGTTCTTCACTCCTGCCGTTAGATCACCCGGAACCGCTGTGCTGCCACCTGCTGGCGCACCGCTGCCCGTAGGCCTCGGGGCCTTCAGCATGTAGGCCGGCAACCTTTGCTTTGCCCACTCCGCAAGAGGCACCCTGGCCAGCCCCTCGACAACCACAGGGCCATCGTCGCCGGCCTCGATCATCTCCGGCTTAAGCCTGCCGGTGGCGAACACGTCCTGCGGCTCATGCACGACCTGAGCGAGCACGCTGGCCGCTGGCGTGATCAGCTTGAGATCACGCACCTCCGCTTCCAGCTCGGCAATCCGCGCCTTAAGGGTGCCGGTATCGCGGTCGTACTGCTCTTGCAGCTGCTGGCGGGCCTTGTCATAGTCGCCCTTGCTTTCCAGCGCCTGCCGTTCAGTATCCTGCTTGAACCGCAGTAGCTCGGCAACATCAACGCCATCTGGGATAGCATCGACCTTTGTCTTTAGGCGCTGCTTTTCGCCACGCAGCTCGGCGTTCTTCTCCCTGAGCTTCTCAATTTCGCGCAGCGCATCCTCAGCCGATAAGGCCGGTGGCGTCAGTTCCTGATCTTCGGGGGGCATAATAGCGCCGCTACAACGGCATCAATATACCTGCCACCAAGGGGTCGCCCTTGGGCCGGTGCGCTTGATGCTCCGCTGCACTGCGGCGCTAGCCTGCCGGTTGATCTGCAGCCTTGCGCCTAAGGCCGTCGCGGGACGGTAGGGCCGGATGGCGTGCTGAGGCAGCCCAGCGGGACGATGAACGGTGGTGGTCATGGCATCGGATGTGGTGCGAGATCACCCTACAACCTTTTTCGTCCCCTTCTTCCCGCCTTTCTTGGTGCCCTTGGCCATGGGCTTCTTAGTGCCGTAGTTGCCTTTCATTGCTGGGTGTCCGGTGTCTCGCTAGGTTGCCCCGGCTGCTGCGCTTCGGCATCCGCGACAGGCTGCCCCGGCGCAGGTTGGGCGCTGCCCTGCCCCTGCATCATCATTTTCAGCTCCTCCTCACGCTGGGCCAGCATCTTCGCCTGCTGCTGGGCAGTTTCCCTCAGCTCGTCGTCCACGTCGAAGTCGTCAAAGAACGCTTTGCGGCTGGCGAGGCTGATGAGCAGCGTTTTTTGCGTGATCTCACCAGCTGCCCGCAGATCGGCTAGAAACTTGCCCACGGCAGCATCTAGCGTTACCTCAGTAAACTCAGTGTTCACCATGGCCCGGCCGACTCCATCCGGCGAAAGGCCCAGGTACTCCCCGTGATAGCGGAGCGCTGTATCGATCATGTCCTGGAGCTGAAGCGCGATGCTCATCAACGTGCCGTCGCCCTGCGACCGGCTGATCTCCTTGCTGGTGCCTGATTCAGCCACCGCCTTCTCCCCGTGGACAGTGGCGAGGCCCAGTTCCTTGATCTGCCCTTCCAGCAGCTCTAGGTGCCTGAACTGATACTCATAGCTTTTGCCAGCAGGTTCTGAGAACTCGACACGGGCATCAGCCGGCAGCGCAGTGGCATAGCTGGGGCCCACCGTGATCTTCTCAGTCTCCCCAGGCAAGCCGAACACGAACTGGCGCGGCACTGCTGCAATGTGCAGCTGGTTGGATAGGTCACTGGTCCGCCGGTAGGCGGCAAGGTTCAGCCATGCGACCTCCTCTAGTGCCGGAACGCTCTCCAACAGTCCCACCCGGTTGGCATAGGCAACCGCAAACGGGATCTTTTCCAACGTGGTCGGGCCGCTGTCCACCATCTCAAAATCGATGGTCTGCCCGCCCCTGCTGCGCCATAGCTCAAAGCTACCGGGCCTGAGCACCCTGATCTGTGTTACGGCCTCCTCCCCGTAGATCGCGGTGCCGCTGCCGTTCGTCGGGTCATAAGGCAACACAATCTTTTCCCGCAGCCGAAGCTCAGTGATGCGCTGGCTGCCGCCTTCGATCGCGGTCCTCCATCCGAGGATGTCGCGGGGAGTTACGCCGATCCAGTAGGGCCGATTGTCCTCACCCTCCTCCCGTGGCATATCGACCAGCGTGCCGATGTGCCCGTAGCGAATCATCAGCTTGGCTTGGGTGTAAAGCCAAGCGTCAAGGTCGTTGCCCTGTAGATCGACGTTGAACAGCTGCTCTCTGACGGTATCCGGCACGTCCTCAAGCCGAATCGCCTGACGACACAGCAGACCGGCCAGCATGTTCTCCAGCCGCAGCATGTACGGGGGGCACATGCTGTTGCTCAGCCGGACGGCATAGGATTCGTCAGCCTCCTCCGGCTCGCGTGGTAGCCAGCGCTCTGCCTGCTGCTGCAGGTAGAGGGTGCCAGCGGCGAGGGCTTCGGGTAGCTCCCACCGTGGGGCCATCCGCTCCCAGACCTGCCCCGGCTGCCAGACCTCAAGGGTGCAAGCGGTGGTGGGGTGCGACTTGATGCGGGC